TGTCGAAGCAACCGATCTCGTAAGAGATATTGGTTTTGCTAGGATAATCACTAAGGATAGATTTAAAGCTGTCCTAATGTCGAAAGGCATAAGAAGTCAATGTAATATGATGGCTCCTATGGTAGATAGATTTCGATCTGTTAAGCCATATCTATGTAGTGAAAAAGACTGGAGAGAGTTGACAAGTGATCAATCTTGTCTGTGCTTTTTACCATCAGCTAATGTAATGGCAATTGGTAGAGTAAATGCAGAAGGAATTAAAACTAAGTTAATTAAAACTAAAAATGGTGACATTCCTCAGATGACTGACTACATCAAAATATCTCAATTAAATTTGAGTTTATCACTAGCGAGAAAAGGTGATTGCGGAGGCTTAATGCTATCTTTTAAAGACCGATATATGTCAAAAATTATTGGTTTTCATTGTGGAGGTACATCTGACAATTGGTATGCTACGATCTTTCGTGAAGAGGATTTATCTTTATTCACACCACATCAAGGAGAGGAAGATCCATTTCAGAAATTAATTGTAAATGGAACACCAACTGATTTGCCAAATGGTCCAGCTTGTACATTCTTAGGAAAATATAAATTTAAAACAAAACCTGCTGGCAGCAAATCTCTGACACATTGGAGGTATAGCCCTTTTTCGGAACAGTTTGAAGAACAATTACAACCAGGTCCTTTAAGTGGAGATGATCCACGCATAAAAATTGAAGTACCTCGTAATCAATTGGGAGAAAAGAGTTTACTCTTAATACGTAACAGTGTTATGTGTTCGGAAATACCACCAATGGATCCTGAAGTGTTACGATCGTGTATCGATCAAATGAGTACTGAGATGAGCAATAAGATTGGTAATATCAAAACAACACCTTCTGATATGGATGATTTGCTTGAAATAGCTTTGAATGGTGATCGAGAAAACTCTTTTTGCACAGGCATGGAACTAGATAAAGCTAGTGGTATACCTTGGAATGAAATTCCGGGATGTACAAAGAAGAAGCATTTTCTCCTTAATACTGATGGTTATATAACATTCTTAGATGATATGAATGGCAAAAGGCTTAAGTATAGAGTAGAGCGTAAGCTCTTATCAGCAAATAAAGGAGAGAGAATAATTTCTTTAAGTAATTCAAAGATCAAAGATGCTTTGATTAAAATATCGGCTGTAGAAAATGCTAAATCTAGAGTTTTTCATTGTATACCTGTCGACAAAGTAATTTGTGATGCAGCTTTGTTTGGAAACTTCAAAGAAGCCTATTCTCAAGCTTTTCTAAGATTGAATCATGCTATAGGAGTTAATCCTCATTCTCTTCAATGGAGAGCTATATCGGAGCACATTGGAAAACATCCTAATGTTTTTGATATGGATTTTGAAAGTTACGACAATCATTTACACAGTGAACTGATGCGTGGTGCTTTTGAGATAATAAAAAGAGTTATCCAAATAAGAGCGCCTGATGGATGGGATTTAGCTAGATCTATCTTGGAAGAAGAGTCTATAAAAACTTATGTTGTTGATTATGATACTGTGTATAAAACTGAGAGAGGCAATAAAAGTGGTGAATATCTAACCACGGTTATAAATTGCATTTGCAATGATATACTCTCTTTTTATACATGGATTAAAACAACTGGTAATCATGATATAAGTGATTTTAGAAGAAATGTTTCAGGAGTTAGCTTTGGAGATGATAAATTGGAATCTGTATCTGACGAATTTGCAGAAAAGTACAACTATTTCACAGCAAAAGAAGTTATGCATTCCATTGGTCATAAAATAACGCCCGGAGCTAAAGATGGCGTAGAGAGAAAATTCTGCCCGCTTGAACAAGCACAATTTCTCAAAAGAGGAATTGTTATTTGGGAAAGTTTGGTAGCTGCCCCTCTTCTACAAAGATCGATAGAATCACC